TATTGTTGACCGCCATTAACAGTTGTAAATTGCCATGTGGGAGACCAAGAATCACTAGAAGTGCTAGAACTACCGGACGGGTTGGGATAACCAATAAATTGTCCACCAAGCCCCGGTGAAACACCGGGCTTATTTGATGCTGATTCAAATATCCCACCGGTTTGGTTATAGGATGGCGCTGCTCCTAGTAGACCTGAAGCCATCGGCTGATAACCAGTGTAAGGGTCTCCAGCGAGAAGACCTAAACCTTCTACTGTTCCGGGCTGGTATTCAGCGCCTAGACCTTCCCAAGCACCACCCGTCTGCATATTGGGAACACTATAAGGTGAAGCAGAATATTGATTTCCACCTCCAGTATATGTGTTATTTAAATTATTACCAGCCGATCTAATTACATTACCCGAAGAATCCTTAGTAACAAATCCACTGTCATCATTATATGTTGTTGAACCTCCCGTCAATTTACCATATACATCTCTATAATTATATATATCATTATCAGAGTTAATAGCCTGTTCAGCCCATGTTCCGGCCCTTGGGTCGGTAAGGGTATACATATCTGATTGGAGCATACCAATGAAGGGATTGCCTTGTTCCCACCCATGATCATCTCCTGCGCCCCAACCTTCGGGATTAAACATTTTACCCCTTTCATGGGCAATGGTATATAAAACATCATTAGCACCATCATAATCGCCTTTAGCTAGATCTGCTTGAATCTGCGAATTTAATAAACCTATTTGTTGTGAAGAAAATCCTGTGGTTGGAATGTTTGTTCCCGCAAATACTGTAACACCCGGAGTTGCTCTGGAAACATCATCGGCAGTCATTGGTTTGCCAAAGTCTACACCCGTGGTAACTTTGCCAGTTAATTCACCACTATCATCTCTTTCCCTATAGATATCACTCCCGCCAGAGTCAGACCTTACAGCCTGTTCCGCCCATGATATGTTTGAGGACTCACCCCCTGAACTTTTTCCAGTGACCCTATATTGGCCGCTTTGAACTTTACCAACACTAGGATTCCCCTGACCTCCCGTTTTTCCTGACTTATAAGCAATAGAAAATAAAGCGTCATTAGCGCCTTTCCAGTCACCCTTTGCTATATCTTCTGCTATTCTATTCTCTAGGTCTTCTAATTCCCCTTCAGAACCCTTGAAGTCTTTAACAGGTATATTTGTACCTTTGATATAATCGGTCATCAGTGCATCCTAGACGTTAGGTCTTTTGTTATTATGTGGTATGAGCATCTCCAGTCCTTTAGTATTTTCAACCATCCTTTTCTACCCCAACACTCCAGAGAAGTGCAACCAACAGATAAAGCCCACTCTTCAATAAGGGGGATATACTCTATCCATTTGTCCATTTCTCCACCAGCTATAGAGATTATTCTCAACACCCTCTTTCTTGGATAGGGAACTATTTGGGTAACCATGGACGCTAAGATTTCATTGTCCTGCACTGCTGTCCATAACTGCATATCTCCGTTAGCTAAAACCTCATAGAAGTCGTCAGGAGACAGTTCCCCCTCTGAATGAGGAGTCATCAACTCTAATTGCGCTTGAATAGTTTCCCAAATATAGGGAATGTCATCAGGCGAAACTAATATAATTTTACAGCTTGACCCATGCTGAAGTGGATTCTTTAAAGAAATAAATTCCTTCGCCCTCTGTGTTAGGGTTCCAATTGGTTCCGTCTGCGTATCTAATGTCTCCGCCTCTCGGTTTTTCTGGTGCGACATGAGTCCTCTCTGTTCTTAGATATGTTTGGTTAAGTATAGTATTGCCCAGTCTTTTGAGTTCTGTAACAAGATAAATACCTAAGTCTTCCTTATCTGCGGGTAATGGCCCCGGCTCATAATAAGTAACAGACTTTACTACTCTGTCCTTGTATGTAGCCATTAGTAACTCCTTGAGCCTCTACGTCCACCATCCTCCAACTCAACTGTGTACCCATCTAATCTCCAATCAAAGTCTCCGGTTGACTCAAACTTTACACCATAGAGTTTGCCAGAAGCCCTGCATGAAACTTTTGATTGAGTGTCTGGATTGAAGGTGTAGGCAGAAGTCCAAGAGACAGCTTCTTCTGTAGACATCTGAGTGCCTACATAAACATTTACAGTGTTATCTCCAGATACCTGCATCTTGGGCCATATAGCTTTTATCCTCTTTACAACTGTTTGGTCTGGATTATTTTGAGCGGTATTAGACATCCCTGTGCGTTCAACATATGAGGTCATTAAGCTAGTGTCTTCCTTATTACCGGAAGCGTTGCGATAAAGTTTGGTGTCAGTAAGGGAAGCCATGACAAGAACATTCTCTACTGTACTCCAAGTTGCTGACCACCATCCCAAAGCACTGCTCCATGTTGGTATTGCTGCAGCCCATGTGGTAAAAGCATTTGGATCAGCTATAGAACCATACCCAATATGAGACAGATCAGGAATATCTCTGATAGTAAATGCGCCATTGGTCCAATTCCAAACAACAGCCTTATTGCACTGATTAGATGCGCTTTCAGGGGTTGGAAAACAGGCCCACATCTCAGTGTTTCCATAATCAGCGACAACAAAAGACTTCTTATATTGAGCGCCGTCAATAAAACTAAATACATAATCTCTTATTTTGTGCGGAAGAATAGACTTAACTTGCCTACCATCATTAATATATATATCCCCATTCCCGAAAAAGAAATGCTTATCTTCAAACTCTGCTATACAGTTCTTTGTAAGAGCGCCGACTGAAGGTGACAGTTGACGAAAAGAAAAGATAAACGGTGTACCGACATATGTCATGCTATAGATGGAGTCATCCTTGTATATCATAAAGGCATCACCAAGGGGCATACCATCTAATATACCTCCTCTAGTATCAGCTAATTCATACTCACCCGCATCTATTGTGGCGTCTGTTTCATCCCAATCTGCCGGAACAACTTGCGTAGCTGCTTCTGTTGACCATTTTACCTTTCTAGTAAAACGCTCATCAGATGCGCCTGAAGAATCAGTCACATTAAGAGCGACCAAGAAAGAGCGAAACGCTCTCATGGAATAACATTCTAGATCAGTAGGCCATGCTGTTAGGTCTGTCATAACTGTGGTAACATCAGGCTCACCAGTGGCATCAAGCGCCCAAAACTGAGGATCATCAAAACCATTAGTCATAACTAGAACCCCACCAATTACAGTAGATGTCCAGTTTTCTTCAGCAGTTGCGCTATAATCCCCGGGGGTAGTTGTTCTTGTTATATCATACCAAGTATCATTACTTTCCTTGTAAACATGAATCTCAGCGGTTCCGGCAACTATCCAGTAGTTATCTGCTGGAGTATTTAAGTTAGTAATATACAACGGAACAATAGGGCAGGTCGCCATAACCTCTGCGTAGCCCGGTGACTTCATAATAGCACCATGCTCTGCTCTTACATTATTACCATCAGACCATACATTAGGTGGGAGTTGCCAAGGGTTTATATCCTTGACAATACCTACTTGGCCTACATTATCTACCGGAATTAGGGCCATGGCTAAATGCCAAAGGCCGCTTGGATTTCATCAACAGTCAGACCTAATCCTTCTAGTTTTGTTTTAGCCGAATCTCTTTTTTCTTTTTCCGCTAATTCTTCAGCGGTAGGTTCTGGTGGGGTTGGTTCTACAAATGTAAATACATTTCCATCCCAACTACCATCTATTCTTGTATCTGATGTTACGGCAATCAACTCTCCGTCAACTGTAAATTCTGAAGAACCATCCCACTCAACAATATTTTTTACCGATCCATTCTTAACTAGTGCATATTTCATTATTTATACTCCAACACAAAAATAAACCCACCTTGTCCATCCGTCGTTGATTCATTTGTTGTTCCATAACCCCCAGAACCATAAGCAGAGGCAGTTGAGGCTCTTGTTCTACCCCCGCCCCAAAATGATGCGCCGCCTGTATTTCTGTAAGCAGTAGTTGTTGAATCTATAACACCGGGGCCACCAGTAATATTGGCATCTCCATTGGTTCCTGTTCCTCCAGCAGCGACACCAGCATGACCAGTTCCTCCTCCTCCGCCACCACCAGTGATAGTATTAGTTCCGTCAGCCCAAGATGAAGCGCCACCAACAGTACCGGCTCCAGAACTCCCTGCTCCAGCCCCTCCAGCACCAAGAGTTATAGTTGACGTAGAGATAGCAGATACATCTAAAAATTTAATTGCAGTGCCAGCACCACCACCTGAACCGGGCCAATTACCCGTGCTACCCATTCCACCACCACCACCGCCGCCAGTTACAAACATAAGAACCTTTGTAATTCCAGTAGGTCTTGTCCATGTGCCAGACGCGGTAAAGGCTTGAACTGAGTTGAATCCTGATGACGCAGCGGCCACCCATGATACATCCGTTCCATCACTAGTTAAAACTTGATCTGCTGATCCCACTGCCAATGCTGCAGGATCACCACTGGAATCTCCATATATAATTTTACCTCTAGCTAACCCTGCCATCTTTGCGAGACTTACCGCATTGTCAGCAATGGTAAGGGCTGTTGCACCCGTTACATCACCAGTATGTGTAGCGTTTGTTACCTTAGCCGTATTAGCAGCAATATCAGTATTTATTGAGTTGGCTAATTTAGCAGCAGTTACAGCATCATCCTGAATCTTAGCCGTTGAAACAGTGTCATCACCGGGCGTTGGTATCTCTGCCAACTGGCCTAAGTGAACCACTTGTACATTGTCGGTTCCAGACGGTACAGTTCCGGTGAAGGTCAGTGACGTACCGCTTAATGTGTACGCACTGGTATCCTGTCTTACGCCGCTTATAAAAACCAGTAGTGCTGCATTGTTCGGTGGCGCATAATCAAGCGTCACCGTCATGGCACTGCCATCCCCGTCAAAGAACTTAGATGGGAACTGAGCGAATTGTGGGGGGCTTCCTATATAACTCATATTAACTCCATCCTAGTGAGACTGCTTGTATTCTTGTTTCTTTTGAGGCGGATTGGTTTAGGGTTTCTATTTTATATCTCATGGCACTCCCGGAAGGCTGGCTGCTAATATCTAGGTCATGCGCTGTCAAGATTGTGTGACCACCAGTATCACCCTGATCGGCCAGCGTAACCTGCGTATAAGTAGTACCATTGTCTCTGCTAATATAGGCTTTAAGGTCTGTATTGATTGTTGCAGTTCCTATTCCATTGGTATAAGTCATTACAATATCACCCTTAGTGGGGACAGCCTCTGCGGTTGTTGAATTTGAAACTAGCGTCATATTATTATAAAAACTGGTTAGCCTTCTGATAACTACAAGGCCATCACCGCCATCCTGACCATTTCCATTCTGTCCTGCTCCACCACCGCCACCTCCAAGCCCGTCTGTACCGGCTGTTACTCCGCTGTTACTAGCGCCACCACTGTTTCCTCCGCCTCCGGTTCCCCCTGCTTGACCGCCGCCTGATTGGTTACCACCGGCTCCTCCTCCTGCATAGAGAACATCAGTACCATTTTCTATAATATCACTTGCGGCACCATCGCCACCAGTTCCTCCAGTATCACTGGCACTTCCATCGGCGCCAACTTCACTCCAACCGCCGCCACCACCACCTGCGTCAGCGGTAGAACCACTACCACCGTCATAACCCTGCACCGGGGATGTAACTGGGGTATTACCAGAACCCTCACCACTTGCTGGCGATCTGGCTGCGCTTCCGCCTCCAGAGCCTCCATCACCACCTGTTCTGGGTGGGCCATCATTGGTATGTCCACCATACCCGCCTCCTGCTCCTGTAATGGTTGAAAAAACAGAATCCCCACCAGTATCTCCAGAATGAACTCCACCACTGGTAACTGCTGTTCCACCAGCACCTACTGTTACTGCTATAGTTGTAGCGGCTACGGCAAATCCTGTACCCTCTCTAACTCCACCGCCACCACCACCGCCTCCGCCTCCAACTGCGGCATGATTTATTCTTCCACCAGCGCCACCACCGCCAATTACTAGATACTCAACATTTTGAGCGGTATCATTAACATAGTCGCCACTGGCGGTAAATTTATGTACGGTATAATCACCATCGGTGGTTATTGTTCCGCCTGTTGCAGTTGGAGAAGCGCCACCAGTAAAATAATTATTAAAAAGAATTTCATTAGTAGAGGTAGATGTGTCTATACCTGAGGCGTCTTCAAAAGCATCTTCAGTCTGATCTACTAAATTATATTTAGCCAGACTACCGTTAGTAGCAACCTTGAATCCAAGAATAGCAATGTCATCTTCTAGTGTAGTAGTATCTACATTTCCCAACTGCGCTGTTGGAACAGACCCGCTTGATAAGTTAGACGCATTAGTGGGGTCAGTAGCCATGTTAGCAGTAGCAACCTCTCCGGTTCCTAAAGTTCTGACACCTTCTGTTACTTTTGTTATTGCCATAATTTATTCTCTACTTGAATGGTGGGCCGACAAACCATGCGACCAATGAGTATCTTGTTCCTTTTGTTACAGGGGCTACCTGATGTTCCATGAATGACGGGAAGACTATTACTGAGCCAGCGTTCTTAAAGTCTGGGGTTTCAACTTTATTCTTTAGTTTACTGTAACTGGCAAACTGAAACTCTCCACCCTGATAATTACCGTTAAGAAGAATGGTCATGCTTAACTTTCTTACTTTTCCATCTAGGAATTTATTACCCGGAATTTTATATACAGATAAGCAATCAGAAGACCCATCCTTATGCCAGCCATAGAATGAACCGGGTTTATATCTGGTTATCTGCATACCCTCTACTGCTGTTATGTCAAAGTTCCATCCAGAATTTTCATTTGCTTCCAGCATATAAGGCCAAACTAAATCAATAACCCACTGTTCATTAGTCCAACTTATGTCGCTCATTCTGGTCTTTTTATCTTCCCCTATCTCCTTGACCCTTCCGGTTTTTCTCTCTTCGTCGGTAGTGCCTTTCTTCTTGTCTATCTTCGCTGGATTAAAATCATTCTTCCCAAGAGCCTTTATTTTGTTACACGTCTTTTTGTCTACTTCTGAAGTCCAAAAATACCACTCATTTGTTAGTCGCATTTAACTCCATCCCAAACTCACTGCTTGGACTCTTGTTTCTTTTGCTGCGCCTTGATTTAATGTTTCTATTTTCCACCTCATAGAAGTTCCAGATGTAATTCCAGATAAATCAACACCATTAGCCGTCAGGATTGTGTGACCACCTGTGTCACCCTGATCCACTAGAGTAACTGCTGAACTATAGGCAGACCCATCTCTACTTATGTAAGCCTTTATATCTGTATTAGGGGTTGTGGTTCCAGTGCCATTAGAAATTGTCATTACTAAATCACCAGTGGTTGGGGCTGATTCAGCAGTTTGAGCATTTGATACAAGAGTCATATCCTCAGATGTTCCTAAAGCCCCTGTAACAAATCTGATAACTACAATTCCTGAACCGCCAGTTCCAGATTCAAATGGTGCTGTAGAATCATTACCGCCGCCTCCACCACCACCACTATTAGGGTCTGCTGCAATAACTCCTGCCCCGCTGGTTTGGCCAGCCTTTGCGCCGCCTTGACCGGCTGCGCCTCCGACTCCTACCCAACCAGCCCCACCGCCTCCACCAGCATAGTAAACTGGGGAGCCAGTTCTGTAAGCATTTTGTATACCATCACCACCAGCACCACCATTACCCGATATAGATGGCCCCGGAGTTTCACCAACTTCACCGGCACCACCTCCACCACCGCCGCCGTAGTTAGAGGTATTTCTTGGCCCAGCATCATAGCCCTCAACTGGTGAATAACTACCAGCATTACCAGAACCACTAGTACCGCCATACCCAGAAGCACCACCGCCCGATCCACCATCTCTACCATTATGGCCGCTTGGCCCAGACATTCCGCCACCGCCACCAGAACCCGTAACTCCAAAAGCGGAAGAATCCTGACCATCACCATATCCATTTGGATTATTGTCAAATACTCCGCCTGCGCCCACTACAATGCCATAAGTCTGTGCGGTAACTCCAAGTGCGGCAGCGGTTCTTACACCACCTCCACCGCCTCCCCCACCAATAGCATAACCACCCCCGGCTCCTCCACCAGCAACTATAAGATAATCTACATCACCAGAATCACTAACAACAAAATCACCACTACTTAAAAATGAATGAACTGTATAATCAGTACCACTATCAGTATAAGTTGTTATTGTTCCACCGGTAGGGGAACCCTGTTTGCCGGTATAATAATTGGCAGAGTCTCTTATTTCATTAGTAGAAGCAGAGGCGTCCACTCCAGAGGCATCCTCAAAAGCATCTATGCTTTGGTCAACAAGATTGTATCTTGCAAGGCTTCCATTGGCAGCAACCTTAAAGCCCAGCAATGCTATATCGTCCTGATTTGCTACTATTCCAGAAGTGTCTACTGCGGCGTAAGTCTGGTCACCCCTTAAAAATGTACTGGATGAAGCTGTGCCTGATCCTAGTCTTGCTGTGGGTACTGTACCAGACGCAAGATTAGTTGCGTTGGTAGTATCAGTAGCCATCTTACTATTGGCTATGGCAGCAGACGCATTAACGTCTACATTAAGGATTGCACCATCTTCAATATCGTCTGATGTCAGCGCAATAGTCGGCCTGACTTTACCCATATAAGACATTATGTTATCTCCAAGACACCTACGACGCACTCAAGGTCGCCCGTGGCGGATGCTGTAGCAGCCAGAATATCACCGGCCTCAAGATTTATTGCCTTGTCTACTACAAGGGTTGAATCCGCTGGAACGGGAACCGTTTTCATTATGTGCCTGTAAGTTGTTCCACCGTCAATGGTTTGTTCTAGTGTGGCATCTACAGAACTTGAGCCATCTATATTAGATAAGTACACGGCATTAACTACCGCCTGTGTTGATACTGCTACAGGGCCGTAGACAGTAGTTCTTGTATTACCTACTGCGACCCCTGCGTTGACGAATGTATTAGCCATGTTATCCTCCTAGTGCTAGGGCCATTGCTGCTGCGTTATCTACTGGGTCTTCCCAGTCAATACCGTAAGTTGCGCTTGCTCTTGTAGTTAAAACCTTTCCATCTGCCCCAACTGGTATTCTTGTTTCTTCAGTTGAGAATCCAAGCAAATCACCCTTGGTTGTTAAGTGGTTTGCAATTCTGTCTGCCTCTACCTTAAAAGAACTGCTGGCAGAGTCATACTTTAAAATGTCATCATCAGCGACACCAGTAGTATCAACATTACCTAGATCACCAATATCAGCTGCTGCTATCCTAGCATCTGCCCTGCCATTGGTGTAGTAAAGATTAGTCTCTTCCGGTACGTCTGCCGTAGATACTTGATTAGTTCCGGTTCCAAAATCAATAAGAGTGTCATCAATAGAATCTGTGGCAATACTAACTGCGCCGGAAGATACAGAAAAGTGATCAGAGGAGAATGATGCAACTCCTTTGGCTGATGTAGTTGCGTCATCCCCCGCTATAGTGAGTGTCGAACCAGTCGCTGAAGTCGCAAGACCTGAACCACCAGCAACAGTAAGGCTCTCTGAATCCAGATCAATGTCGATAGTACCGCTGTCAGAAATGACATCCAAATCTTGCGCCGTAACTTGTGAATCGACATAGGCTTTAATTGACTCCGAGGTTGCGACAGTTGTATCGCTAACACCGGCCATGGTATCGCTATCAAGCACAGCCGTACCAGATATTCCAGTATTAACAACCGGACTTGTCAGGGTTGGGGAAGTAAGAGTCTTATTTGTTAGGGTATCAGTTGTTGCTTTACCAACCAGAGTGTCTGTAGCATCCGGGAGAGATACTGTTCTGTCTGCTGTGGGGTCTATGACACTAAGTACAGTTTCATTCCCATCATCTGTTGCTCCCTCAAAAATTACTGTAGCGTCTTCTAGTAGATTTACTGAGGTGCTTGCTGATACCGTTGTGCCTGTAATTGAAGCGGGTGTAACTCCACCAATTACTGCCCCGTCAATAGTTCCTGCGTTTACATCTACTGAGTTTGATGTTTCAGGATCAATTGCTAAAGTAATCCAAGCGTCATTAGCCTGATTGCGAATCTTTAGTAAGTTGGCTGTAGTATCAAGCCATACCAACCCCATGGATTCAGCAGCACTACCACTTCCTATTGGATCAGTAGACTTAGCTATAATAACTTGAACGGCCTGATTCGGCCCTACTCCAGTAGTTGTGCTAGCAGCATCTGTTCCAACCGGGAAGGTTTTCTGAAGAACTTTCTTTATAAATCTAAGAACGTCATCGCCTTCTGAAACTAAGTCGGTTGCTGTAGGATTGTCGCGATCAAAATCGCTGATGTAATTTCCAGTGTCTAGTGCCATTAGTGATACCCGCTTGTGTTCATAACTCTCAACTCAGTGCCTGAGTGAGAATCTTTATCATCTTGAAGTTGTAGGTCATCCATTGCTTGCTTAAAAGCAATCCCCCATAACTGCACTCTTTCATCATTCATTAAGAATGGTTCAGCTTCTAACAATGCCCCATATAAATACACGTCTGGATTATTTGTGAGCATATCATTAGTTGTTGCGGAATCACTTAATGCCGCAACCTTTGCAAAATAGTCAATCTCTAAATTATATATAGAACTAGGAACGGGTCCAAAGAGAAGATACCCGGCTCTCATGGTGTATACTTTTGGTACACCAGTTGAGTTACCGGCATATACTCTGGACAGTAGTTCAGGAGATACATACTGTATTGGATAAATCGGTCTTGTCTTTTCAGATATACTCCCCGCAGTAAAGGTTGGGTATATTTCAGCAACCACATTACCCGCATTATGTTCTGCGGCGGTGGTTCCATTTACACCTCTTGTTACCCCTGTTAATGTATTAGTTGAGATTCCTGTATAAGTCATCTGCTCTAATCCAATCATTACAGTACCACTGCTACTAAACCCGCTAGAAAGAATTCCACCGGATGGAGTAGCGTCTGTAAGAACCGCAGTGTTCTGGGAATCTGTCATATCTGAGGCTAAAGTATCTGTAGCTAAAGCCGACCTAGTAAATTTAACAGTTCTCAACTGAAGGTAATCAGAAGGAAGGGGGTATCTTTTAGTTCCACCTACTAAAGACATAACCTTTACAGACTCCATAATCCTTATTCTAAGAATCCGGTTCATACGGGCCTCTGCCAGAGTAATAAACTCTGGTATCCTATCTGTTAAATCAGAACGGTCTAACCAATTAGCCACCGCTGTTTGCAGCGTGGCGTAGGTATTAATCAAAACTTAGTTCCCTAGTTCGGTAACATAAACTGTTGAAGCGCCAGTACCAGTTATCGCGGCTAATTTATGACCAGAAGAAGCAGTAATTCCTGCCGGGGCAACATAAAAAGTGTAAGGCCAATTTGCCGTGATAAAAGTAGACGCAGTAGTAGCTGTTGGTGTAGCAGAATCAAATGCTACAAAGCAATCTTCAGTTGCAGTTACCATTATAGAACTACACCCATCAGCAAAAGCAGATGTTCTTGTAGTGCCTGTAGCAGTACCTGCTGTTAGCGTGTGGGTAATAATGGGTTGTAATCCAGCCATTGTCTGTCCTCTATATATTTGTTGGAGATGTTTTCAGCAATTTCCAATTAGGATCATTGAGTTTTGCTGCTAGTAATTTTGGGTCTTTTAAAATCTCCCCGTTAGTTTCTTTTATCCATTGATCCATGATGGTTGATGGAATAGAAGCAACTTGATGCCAATCTCCCCTTTTGCCAACAGAAAGTTTGTCACCATAGCCGTTAAACTTGCGTTTATTTGCATCAAGAATATCCTGAGCATCCTGCCTTGTTTCTATAGTGAAAGTGCCATCTGGTTCCTCATGGAAAACTTCATGCCTATCTGGAGTTACGTCTAATAATTTTCCTTGTTTTCTAGCCACTGGGATATATCCTCTTGTCGCCAACACCACCGCTTAACTTGGTTTCAAGTTCTGTAGCCCAAGTATTACCCCTTTTGTTCTTTTGGGGTTTTTCTTCTTTAGTTTTCTTTTGTAGTTTTCTTTCAAGTATTTTTTCATTCATAAAGGTGTAGGGGGGCTTGCACCCCCCCATCCTATGCTAATTAACTTATAGTAAGGTCATAAATGCAGCCACTTGCATTTTGGTTCTTAGACAACAAACCATACTCAACAATAAGCTGTTGTTTCTTACTATCACCAGTTCTGGCGATTTCAAGAGTGTGGAAAGGGCGTAAATATGATACTGCCCAGAAATCCCAATCTAAAAACCAGCCATCACGCTCTCTTTGGAAGCGATTGGGCATAACTTTGAAATTACCAAAGTCACTGACATAAACATCCCATGCTTCTACAACATGAGCTTGTTTTTCAGGATTTGCCGCAGTGCGAAGAGGGGAAAGCTGAGAACTACCAGCTAATTGAGAAATTGCCTCTTTGTTAAACGGCCCCACCATAATTGTGTCAGCATCGCTGCCAGCAACAAACAATTTTTGAATCATTTGTCTAATTAAGGTAAGACTGATAACACGCAAGGTTCCTGAGTCAGTCGTTGCATCATTACCGTCGCCGCCACAAGCTGCGCCAGTTGGCGTACCTGTAGTTTCATGCAGGGAATTTCCACCAACCCAAGCACCAAGAGAGCCAGTCTTTCTGGTATCACCAGTCGGCTGACCACCCGTACCCGGGGTCGTGTTATTACCTACAACGGCTGCGGTATTTTGCGTCAACATCTTTTCCATGTCACGCTTTAACTCTTTGGCGGCTTTCGCCATTCTATAGGCTTGTGTAGACTTTCTGCCTGCAAAATCGACCGCTTCGGCTGTTCCAGAACTCTGGATCGCTTTAGCGGAAATCTGCATATAGTTACCTACCCGACTTGGCTCAACAACTGCTGTTGATGGCAAATCATTACCTTCCAGTTGAAAGTTATCAGCCGCTGATGCAAGCACATCTGTTTCCCATTCAAAATAAGTAGACTTAGCAGAATCCCTGCCAGCACCATTCATAAATGGAGTATCAGTCGGTGAGATATTGTAGATAACATTGGAGAGGTCTTCACGGATACCTACAGCACCATAAGTCGTGCGTGTATTTGCTGGTACTGCCATGATTTATATCCTCATGTTAAATGTTTACAAAATCCTCCATCAAAAGGGCAGCGTCATCGACTCTGCCAGTTTGCTGAAGACGTTTCATTTTTGCAGCATTTTTAATTTTAGTCTCATCGCCCTTACTCTTGCCCTTTCCTGATCTTATTACTTTGGGTTTATTTTTAAGCTTTTTAGACTTAACATCTGCCTTCTGTAAACTATCATATTTTTGGGCTTTCATAAGAACAAGCAAAGACCTATGATCTACAAGGGAACCAATTTCTTCAGGTGTGTAGCCTACTGAAAGAGCATAGTCTTTTATATCTTTAGCAATCTGCTTCTGCTTTTCTGGTTCTTTCCAGTCTGGCAGTGCATCAGCCATTTTGACGTGTTCCTGTTGAAGCGTCTGATGGGCTTGCTTCTGATATTCTTGATACTGCTTTTGATATGCATCTTCCTGCTGTGCCTGATATTGGGCCATTTTATCTTGAGAATCTCTAAACTCTTCCTTCTTTGTGATAAATGCTATTGGGTCTTCGGCTTTCAGTTGTTCCCAGTTTATACTGGCATACTGTTCCAGACCCGGAACAGAACTATCTACAATCTGTTGTAAAGAGTCTATATATTGCTGCCTTTCTGCCTGAATCTGATGGTATTCTTGAGCCATTTGTTGCTTGGCGTTATCAAATGCCTTCCGGTGTTCTGACAGTTCTTGTGTTTTCTTGGTATAGTCTGACTGGCGCGAATAGCCTTTCAGAAGTTCGTCAAAGGATACCTCATGTTCTTCGCCGTTAACAGTGACAGCATATACATCAGGTTCTTCTTCGTCTTCGTCGTCAGACTCCTCGGCTTCCTCTTCGGTGTCTTCTTCAGACGCCTGCAATTCTTCCTCGGATTCCTCTTCCAATGATTCGTCTTGAGTTTCCTCTGTGGACTCTTCCTCTTCTGTAGGTGCGGCTTGCTCCTCTTCTTGATTCTCCTCTTTAGGGTCAAGAATACTGAGTAACGCCTCTTGTGCTTCTTCTATACTTCCATGAAGCGGTG